CGAACGCATACCAGACATGGAGCCAGATGCTTTACAGGCTGAGCACCATCCTCGACATGAAGAACACGGCCATCATCGTCCCGGTGATAGACGCGAGCGGCGAGACGACCGGCATCATGCCGGTGATTTATCGCGAGTGCGAGCTGGTGGAGGCGAACGGCGAGCCCTGGATCCGGCTCAAGTTCCACGACGGAAGTCGCGCGGCCATCGAGCTCCGGAAGGTCGGGATCATGACGAAATACCAGTACAAAAACGACCTTTTCGGCGAGAGCAACAAGGCGCTGGACCCGACCATGAAGCTCCTGGACATCCAGAACCAGGGCATCGAAGAAGGCGTCAAGAGCGCAGCGAGCTACAAGTTCATGGCGACTCTGGCCAACTTCTCAAACGCGGCGGACCTGAAAAAAGAGCGTGAACGCTTCACCGAGAACAACCTCCGGGACGGCGAGGGCGTCCTGCTCTGGCCGAACACCTACAAGGACGTCAAGCAGATCGAGACAAAGCCTTTTATCGCCGACGCGGAGCAGATCAAGCTCATCAACGAGAACGTGTACAACTACTTCGGGGTCAATGCTGATATCCTGCAGAACAAGGCCATCGGTGACGCCTGGTCGGCGTTCTACGAGGGCGCCATCGAGCCCTTCAGCATCCAGCTTTCGGACGTCCTGACCAAGATGCTCTTCAGCCAGCGTGAGCGCGAGCAGGGCACCTACGTCATGGCGACCAGCAACAGGCTGCAGTACATGAGCAACAGCGACAAGCTCAACGTCACCGCACAGATGGCAGACCGCGGCCTGATGACCCGAAACGAGCTGAGGGAGATCTGGAACCTGCCGCCGCTCGACGGAGCCCTGGGAGGCAGCCTCCCGGCCCGCGGCGAGTATTACAACGTCAATGAATCACAGCCAACAGGAGGAGAGACCAATGGCAACCAATAAGAGCATCGAGGACAAGCTGAGAGAGGGCCGCAACTACCGCCAGATGGAGGTCAGAGCGCTCGAAGACCAGGGCGAGGACCGCTACATCGTCGTCGGCTACGCAACCACCTTCAACGAGCCATACACGCTTTATAGCGAGCCCGGCTACCGCTTCGACGAGGTCGTGGATCCGGCCGCTTTTGATGATACCGACATGAGCGACGTGATCATGCAATTCGACCACCAGGGCCGCGTCTTCGCCCGCAAGAGCAATGACACCCTGCAACTCGAGGTCGATGATCATGGCCTCAAAGTGACCGCCGACCTGGGCGGCACCGAGATAGGCCGCCAGCTCTATGAAGAGATCAAGGGCGGCTATGTAACAAAGATGAGCTTCGGCTTTACGGTCGCAAAGGACAGCATGGAGCGCGAAGAGACGCCCGAGCTCGTCATCATCACAAGAAGGATCCTTGCGATCCGCAAACTATACGACGTTTCCGCCGTGTCGCTGCCGGCCAACGACGCGACCGAAATATCTGCCAGACAGTACGGCGAGGGAGTTGTCGCCGAGGTCAAGGAGGAGATCCAGAGGCAGGCTGAGCGCGAAGCTCAGCGAGAAGCAATTATCGCCAGAATAAGACTCATGAAAGAGGTCTAACGAATGGAATTTAAAGACATGGAAATGGCCCAGCTCGAAGAGCGCAAGGCGGCAATTGCCACTGAAGCCGAAAGCATGGGCTCCAGCCCCGAAGACCTCGAAGCGCTGACCAGCCTGGAGCAGGAGATCAGAGCGATCAACGAGGAAATCGAGACCAGAAAGGCCGCCGAAGCTGAGCGCAGAGAGCTGGCCGAAAAGATCGCCAACGGGTCCGGCGAAACTCTCAATCAGGACCCTGAATCCATCGAAGAAAGGAAAAGCAAGATGGCAGACATCGAAGTCAGAAACAGCCGCGAATACATCGACGCATTCGCGAACTACATCAAGACCGGATCCGACGCCGAGTGCAGAGCTCTGCTCTCTGATGGCGCCGCCACCGGCACCGTCCCCATCCCCGAATTTGTCGCCGGAATCGTAGCCGACAGAGTCAGGGAGAGCAGGATCCTCTCCAGGGTCAGAAAGGTCAACGCTCCTGGCGTCCTCAAGGTAGGCTTTGAGATCAACGCACCCGAGGCCACCTACCACGCAGAAGGCGCTGCAGCCGTCACCGAAGAGGCCCTCACCCTGGGCATCGTCACCATGAACCCGGCCAGCTTCAAGAAGTGGGTCAGCTTCTCCGACGAGCTCATGGACAACAGCCAGGCCTTCGTCGAGTACGTCTACGACGAGATCACCCGCGGCATCATCAAGGCCGAGGAAAAGGCCGTCGTCCAGGCTATTCTGGCAGCTCCCCAGACCGCAACCGCAACCGCTCCCGCAGTCGCCAAGACCGGAGCCGCTGCCGGTGAGATCACCGACTTTGTGAATGCCAGGGCACTCCTCTCCGGAGCTGCTGAGGATCTGGTCGTGATCGTAAGCCCCGCAGCCTATGCGACCTACAGAGGCCTGCAGATGGGTGCTAATTACGGTGTTGATCCGTTTGACGGCCGCGAGGTCATCATAAGCGAGTACGCCACCGTCCCCATCATCGGCGACCTCTACGGCGTGACTCTCAACAGGCCCAAGGGCGACGAGATCGAGTTCAAACTCGACAACCTGTCCCTCATGACCTCTGACATCGTGAGACTGCTCGGCAGACAGGCCGCCTCCGTGGCCGTCACCGGCAACCTCTTCTTTGCCAAGGTCTCCGCATAGCCATGATGGTCAAGATCCTCCGGGACACCATCGTCCGGATGCCGAAGGGCGCGGTCATTGAGGTCTCTGACAAAGAGGCCGCAAGGCTCGCCGCTTTTGGTAACGCCGAGCCCGTCCCCGAGAAGCAGGCCCCCAAAAAGGCCAAGAAAAAGACCGAGTAAATCGCGGGCCGTCCTGACAACCGGGGCGGCCCAAGCAATCCTCTAAGGAGTGACCGAAAATGCTTCAAACCGTAAAGCTCGCACTGCGTATAACTACAGACGCCTTTGACTCCGAGCTGAACCGCCTCATCGCGGAGTGCATCGAGGAGATGACCGGCCTCGGGATCACAATCGAGACCGAGGAAGACACCCCGACCTCTGACCAGGTCAAAGGGGCCATCGTTGCATACTGCAAATGGCAGTTTGGGGAGAATGATGAAAAAGACGCCTGGCGCGGAATATTCGACCGAAAGCTGGCCCAGCTTCAATCCATGACCGGCTACGGCCTCAACGGGGGTGCCTAAAGCATGGATAGATCTACTCCGATAAAGCTGATCCGCCGGACCTATGGCGTGGATGAGCTGCTCCAGCCCGTCCCCGTCGAGACCTCCCGGACAGTCTTCGCCGCCGTCCGGAGCATCAGCCGGGCCGAATTTGTGGCGGCTGGCCAGATGGGGATGACCCCGACCTGGCAGCTCACAATGTTCGCCCCGGACTATGAGCTCGAGGACCTGGTGGCCTTTACGCCGCCGGGCAGCGATACCGAGGAACGCTACTCAGTTTATAGGACCTACAGAGGCCGCAACGAGGAGCTGGAGCTCTATCTGCAGACGGAGGTGGGGGCCAAGTGAGAACCGTCTCCATCGACCAGATGGGAAAGATTTTAGCTCAGGAGCTGCAGACCTGGAGCGAGGCGACCGCCGAGGACGTGGAAGTGACCATCAACGAGACGGCAGCCAAAGCGGCTGAGATAGTCAAAGAGGGCGCCAAGCACTTCGGCATGAACTACGCCAACGACATCAAGCTCCGAAAGGGGCGGCTCCGGTATAGCGTCAAGCGTGGCGGAACCATAACGGCCTATGTGACAGCGGGGAACCACTACAGAGTGGCCCACCTGCTGGAGCATGGCCACGTCAAGATCGCGGGCGGCCGAGTAAAAGGCTATACCGCAGGCGTTGAACACTTCGCGAAAGGCCAGGATTACATCGACCGGAACCTCGTGGAGAACCTCAGAAAGGAGCTGAGCAGATGAGCAGGGCGAAAAAAGAGGACATCCCCGGCATCCTCGACCACATCGAGGGCTTTGCCGGAAAGGTCCGCTATTATGCTTTCCCGGAAGGGGAGGCTCCGGCTCTGCCGTACATCTGCTACATCTACCCGGATGAGGCAGGCCTCGGGGCCGACAACATCAACTACCAGCCGATAACGTCCGTCCAGGTCGAGCTTTACAGCTACCTCAAGGACCCGGCAAGCGAGGCCAAGATCGAGGCCGCGCTGACAAACAACAGCATCTACTACACCAAGGACAGCACCTACCTCGACGATCAACAGGCCTGGATGACTGTCTATTCATTTGAGGTGATCTAAATGGCAGATAACGGAAAGGTCCGCTTCGGACTCTCCAAACTATACTACGCCGTACTCACCGAGGGCGCGACAAACGCCTGGGCGACTCCGGTCGCGATCCCTGGCGCCGTCAGCATGGACCTCGAGAACAACGGCACCGACAACACCTTTTACGCCGATAACGTGGCGTACTACAAGAGCAGCGCAAACAACGGCTACACCGGCAGTCTGGAGGTCGCTCAGATCCCCGACCAGATGCTGGCCGACGTTTGGGGGATGACCCTCAACACCGACGGCGTCGTCGTCGAAAAGACCGGCATCCAGCCCAAGCCCTTCGCGCTGATCTTCCAGGTCGACACCGACGACGTGGACGAGCTCAACCTCTTCTACCGCGTCGTACCGACCACCAAACCCATCAGCTCCCCGGCTACCACCGAGGACACCGTGGAGCCCTTCACGACGACCTTTGACTTTGAGGCGCTGCCTCTGGTCTCCGGATCCGCGGTACAGCAGGGCCTGATCAAGGCCAAGACCACGCCGACCACTACCGAGGCCAAAAAGACCGCATGGTTCTCCGAGGTCTACGTGCCTGTGGCATAATTTGAGACAATGGGGGACAGCTTCGCGGCCGTCCCCTTTGTTTTATTGGAGGACAACATGAAGAAAACCTTTGACGTGGAAGGGCGGCAGATGACGGCGGCCTGCAACGGGCTTTTGCCGAAGCTCTATCGGTTTAACTTCGGGCGCGACATCATGATGGATCTGAAAAAGTTTCATGACGGCGCCAAGAAGGACCCGGAGAACGTCGACATGACACCGCTCGAAAACCTGACCTGGCTGATGTTTAAGGAGGGCGGCGAGGACGTCGGAGAGACCCCGGACGAATGGCTGCGGACCCTCGAGGACCCCGCCTCCGTCTACATCCTCAGCCA